CTTAAACATACCCTCCGAAGAGTTTATAGATGCTACAAGATCCATTAGTTGTTGGTAGGATAGACAGATTAACTCATGGCTGTCAAGTGATTCCTCGTACTGTCGGATGTAGACTTCATTGTTATCTGTTAGGACAACCTCAACATCCTCGTGGCTATCTGTCTCGTCCATGATTACTACAACAGAGGCATCTGATTCGAACTCAACTGTGTACATCTGGCTGCTCCGCTACGATAATGTTAACGTGTGCTACGTTACCCTCAACACGAGTAATCTTATACTCTAGCCCTGCCTTGGTGAGTAACAATCTTAGTTGACCTACAGGTATCATAGCTTATCCTCTCCATTCAGTTGATTGATACGCATCTGTGAGTACCTGATAACTTTCTCTAAGTCAATGATCTCACTTTCTACCTGCGTCTTACCCTCATACATCTTGTACCCTGCACGACTAGCATACTTAACGATGTTACCTCGCCAGAACTCAAAGCCATTACGCATGATGTAAGTGATAGGCTCAATGGTCCACCGTGCGTAGTGCTTAGGTTCATTCACTATGTCTGCTGTATGCTCTGCCAATACACTCTCCTTAAAGTCTTCACGTTCTTTTATTAGTCTATTCCATTCACTCTTTATCACGGTATAACTCCTCATACTTAAAGAACAACTGCTCGAACTTCCACTCGTATAGCTGTTGCATACCCATCAAGGTGTTCATCATTTCATCGTGCGTAGGCTCACGTTCACCATCACCTATCTGTTTGAACACTGTCTCAAGGTCATTACATACACGCCAACAGTCTAGTATCATTGGCTCTAAGTCATACAGTTTAGTCATTTCTTTTTACCCTTTATATACTTTACGAGAACCAATAGGAGCCACCATACAGGAGATGATAAGGCTACAACAACAATTCCCTGTGTTATTAGGTAAGGTATCCACCAGTTAAGGTCAATCATCACCATCATCCGTTAGTGCATCCCAGCTAACAGGGAATAGCTCAATCATCTTGTGGTCAATCTGCTTTGCTACCTCTCGTGTCTCTGCCTGTGTGTCATCCTTACAACGTAGGTTACACATATCAGCGAAGGCATCTAGTGAACCTGACCAGTACCACTCAGTCATAGTAGACTGTGGAAGCACCATACGAGCCATCTCAGGGGCAACACCTTCGTCTAGCATCCTTTTGTACACTGACAGTGGTCTGCTGAACAGGAGATCTTCATCCCACCATACATCAAGGTCTTTATCACTACCTTGCTTCTTATCTGCACTACGTCCACGCCATACGTCAGGCACATAGAACTCAGGTTCATCATCGACGTACCGCCGACTGATCTCATTCCAACGTAGGAACTTATGCTTCACTAGCTGTCGTGCTACAAAGATAGGAGCCTTAACGTGGAAGGATGCGAAGCAATGTCCGAATGGGCTGATGTGTTTGTGCTTGGCTAGGTAACGGATCAGCTTATCGTCTTTAGCCTTGAGCTTAGGTGGCCCCCAAGGGTTATCCTCCATCTCACTCGTCTTACCGAATGATACTCGTGCAGCGTTAGCTACAGTCAAGTCACTACCCATGCGGTCAATGTATGTTGCTTTAATCACGGATGCGTACTCCAATACACTCTATTGTCTCTAGTTTATCGTTGACTAGCACAGAAGCTATGCGTAATTCTGTCATGCACTTTGTTTCATTGTCGAATGTGCCAAGGTGGTGATACCTGATGCCCTGCTCAGGCATAGCATCGAACCATATAAGTAAGAACATTAGTTTCATTAGAAGGGAACCTCTCCGTTTGCATCTCGTGGATCTTTGAATGAATAGTCAAGTCTACCATCTTGCTTGACCTGCACCTTCGGTTGTTTAACTACAACACCCATCTCTTGCAGGTGTCTCTCTAATTCTGGTGTCATAACCTTACCTCCATACTTATACATTAGTACGAAACCTATAGTGCTGTCAACTACTCTTTGTACTTTTCTCTGTAGCCTACTAGCTTTTTAATCTCGTCACTCTCGTTGATACTAAAGATACGTTCAAGATCATCCCGCCCGAAGGTGCTGTATGCTGTCTTGTTTATATCATCCTTGCACATAGTGCAGTAGTATCGGTTCTCCTTGCCATCAAAGAATGACGGGTCAGGTTTGTTACAACAGAAACATCTCATGGTCTTATCCTTTAAGTATCTTTGTTTAAAGTATCCTTATAACACAGATACTTTAAGGGTATATCCTTTAAGTAAAGATAGGGTATCACAACTCAGTGCTGTTGTCAACACCCTCTTTACTCTCGTGTGTAGCTACCTTGTAGCCCTCTTCGAACCCTACCCAGAAGGCCTGGTTGTGTGAATTATCTGATATACCTTCTGCGTCTTTTCGTCCCACTATGAACCCAAGAACTAACAACAGAAAGCCTACGGTGATCTCCTCTAATGTTACACCACTCATTGCGGTATCCCCTCCTCTTGATGGGCTGCTACGTTAAAGATGAAAGCCCTGCGAATGTCTGGTTGTTTACTGATAGCTAAGTTGATTAGCTCTAGCTTTTCTCTTGCCTCTATCACATTAAGTTTGTCTGTTACTGTCTTGAATGTATCATCTTTTGTTTCCACTAAGATGATGTAGCTGTTAGGGTCGCCTGTCATTTGTCTTATCCTTAATTTATTATGCTACTGGTGAGCATAACTACGAAGTAAATTACTAGGAAACGTCCGGCCCAGAGGCTATATGTCGCAGGCATAGGCACGGACAGGAAGATGCTAAGTAGTACTAGCCAAGTTAGAAACATTAGTAATCCTCTAAGTCATCCTTGAACATATCAAGCCAGTCACCCGGTGTCAACCCTGTCTTTAAGAACTCACGTTCAGCTGAGTTAAGCCTAGGCATAGCCTCTTGGATTAGTTTACCGTTACGCCATGCAACAAACTCTTCGTCGCTTACATCCAGCCGCATGGTGTTGGTTTGCTTAGACCACGGGCTGCGTCTTGTTATGTCCATCATATCCTTACCCCTTACCCTGCGAAGTGTCTAAACTGTCGGACACTGTGACGATTAGCCTTGCGTTCAAAGTATATAGATACTTTACCTAAGTGCAAGGCCTTTGTTGATTTACCTTGCGTGATGCCATAGCCACGGCTCAGGTTCTTGCGTTTACGGATCATGCCTTTGATACCTAGGGCATTGAAGCGACAGCCTTTTGTGCCGTCATTCAGTGGTTGTGTTGCTACAATAATAAACATTTAGTTTCTCCTTGGTTGGTTGGTTTAGTGTTTAGTGTAGCTGATATTAGCTACTGTTTTAGTCCAGCAAGCACGGCAGTCACCACAGTTGTTGCCTTGTGTTGGTGCGGGGCAAGCGTAGCCGTGGACAGACTCACCCTTGCGGTGCACTGTACTCGTTAGCGTGTGTCCAGACATAGGCTTGTCACCTATCATGGTAGAGCTGACACGTATCACCAAGTTGCTAGGCTCATTGCCATACCTCTTGCGGTACTCTTTGACAATCTTAGCTTCTCTTGTTGGCAGCCAGTGTTTAAAGTCCGGTGTCTTCTCACAAGCTATCACGATAGCACGCAGCATGTCAACACTGTCTAGGTCACCACTGTCGAACCACCTATGGAAGTACTCTTGTGACTTAGCTGCTATCCGCTTTATCTGAAAAGCTACAGCATCTGCCCAGCGTTCGGGATTCTCTGCTATCATGGTTGTTGCCTTGATATAGTTAGCTTGCCAGCCTTGGTTGACGCTAGGCCTTAGCTTCTGTAGCTTCCTAGCATAGCAACCACTACACACGCTGCCTTCTACCTTGGCTAGTTTAGAACCTACCTTGCAAGCGAAGGCATCCGTCGAGAAGGTCGAACCCGGCATCTTGCTATTGCCCGCACTTATACGGGATTGCAACACTGCGTCTTTTACTTTCCATGTCATAACTGTTTACCTTTCCAGTTGATTAAGTTATCTAGTGACACCCTATAGAGTGCCACCAATAAGTCAACCCCCTTTTAACGCTTGTTACAGTTATTTTCTTCATAAATTATGAGTCGAACAATAGAAAGAATATCCTCGAATTCAGAGATATACAGGCCTTCAGGCTTCAGGATATTCTTTGCAAAGATTTCAAGTTTCTGTTCGACTACTTCTGCTTTAGTCATTTTGTCACTCCATCCGTTGTGTGTTTCGATGAATCATTAATCACATAAACAAAAACAGATTGCAACAACTATTTTCACTTTTATTGAAACTATTTTATAATTCACTGAATTCATTACATTCTTTTATTGATTTTATTTACTACAGATTGTTTGTTCCTGATTCGTTCTAGTACTCCATTTCATACTATATAGTATAACTAACGGATCA